TGGTACAGCTACAGGATTTGGTGGAACAACTGCACCTTATTGTTCTGTTTATAGAAGTGGCGACCAAACTTTTAGTGCTTCATCTTGGACTAAAATTCAATTTAATGCTGAACATATTGATAGTGGTGGAGTATTTGATAGTAGCACCAATCATAGATTTGTTCCAACAACATCAGGATATTATTTTGTAGCTGTAAATTTAGGAGTTGGAATTACTGCTGATAATGCAATCGACCAATTAAGAGTTGAAATTTATAAAAATGGTTCTGGTATTACTGCAACAAAAGCTGTCAGAGATTGGGATACAAATGGTATAAATTATAACGATCAGATTAATACAAGTACTATAGTTCAACTAAACGGATCTGGTGATTACATTGAAGGATATGCTTACATGGTTGTTAGTTCTGGAACACCAAGAATTGAAAACTCACAAGCAACTATGCAAATTTTTAAAATGACGGAATAATATTATGGCAAACGGAACATTAAAAGTATCGAATATACAAACGAGCAGTGGATCAGGAACTATTACACTTGGTCAATCTGGAGAGACTATCGCTTGTTCTGGAACTTTAGGTTCTGGAATGGGTAAGATTTTACAGGTGGTCCAAGGAACTAAAACAGCACAGTTTGAAACTTCTTCTACAAGTTTTGTCGATAGTAGTTTTAGTGCTGCACTCACACCTGCTTCAACTTCTAATAAAATTTTAATTATGTGTTCTACAAGTGCGATTCACACAGCAACAACTTCTGCTGGAGGAGAAACATTAATTAGATTTTATGATGGAACGACTGCTATAGGAGATGAATATCAAGTAGCAAAATCAAGACAAGACGGTTCTTATAACCAAGAAGTTGGTGGAGGTGGAACAGCTATGTTTTTATACTCTCCGTCATCAACTAGTGAAGTAACAATTAATGTGTATGTGAGGATAACTAACGGGTCTAATGGTAGAATATGTCAAGCAGCACATGGAGCAACTTTAACTTTAATGGAGGTAGCAGGATAATGACAAGAATAATAGAAGCTATCTTAGATATTAATCCAAATGCAAAAGTATCTGTTCATGAGAATGATGTAAATAAAATAGAGTGGCATGAAGGAACAACACCTATTTCTAAATCAGAAATAGAGTCTCGTGTTATAGCGATGGATGAAAAAATAAAACAAGATGAAATAGATACAGAAAATAAAAAAGCATCTGGTAAACAAAAATTAAAAGACTTAGGTCTTGACGATGATGAAATTAAAGCGTTAATGGGAGTATAATGACAAGTATATTAAAAGTAGACACGATACAGGACGCAGACGGTAATAACATTATCAACGAAAGTTCTAATACTATTACTATCGGTGCATCTGGAGACACTACAAACATTGTAGGAACTTTACAGAACAATGGTGCTGCTGTTGGTGGAGATAACACTCCTGTTTTTTCTGCAAAAGTTGGATCAACTCAAACTGTATCTAATAATTCTTTCACAAAAATTGCTTTTGATACTGAAGAAAAAGATAGTGATGGTGCATTTGACACTTCAAGTTATAGATTTACAGTTCCATCTGGTAAAGCAGGAACTTATATGCTTGGAATGATTATGTATACTAACCCAAATAACGATCAATTAGTAGAAAGTTATGCTATGATATATAAAAATGGTTCTAGTTTAGTATCTAACAATATATTTTATGGAAGTAGTGCAAGACCAGATTCAGATGTTCAAGTTGTTAATACAGTAGTTGATTTAGCAGTTTCAGATTATATAGAAGGATATGTTTATTCATTGTGTGCATCTAGTAGTTCTACAAGATTATTTGCAGGTCTTAACAATGCAATTTTTGGATATAAAATAATAACTTAGGAGAAACTATGGCATTAACTAGAATAGGACCAAATCAATTATTAAACTTAGCAAGCAATGTTACAGGAACGTTGCCAGCAGCTAATGGTGGTACAGGTGCAACTAGCTTTAAGGCAGGTAAAGTAGTGCAAGTAGCACAATCAGTAAACTCAACAGCAATTACACCATCTAGTGCAACTGTTATCACATCTTTATCATTTACACCTACTAGTTCATCAAACAAAGTTATGTTGTTTGCAAACTGTGCTCAAATTAGAAAAGCCGATGCTGGAACAGGCTCTGCAGCATCAATAAGAGTTTATGTAGGTAGCACAGCGACTAATTGTAAATCTGAAAATGAAGGTTATCCAGAAAGTGAAAGTGATACTAGAGGAAATATAACTTGTGTTGGTCATCACGATTGTTGGAGTGGTGCAGAAACAGTTTCTGTAAAAACTGATGGATTTGGAAGTAATATTACTTATTCAAATCAAGATTCTCCAACAACTTTAATTGTTATGGAGGTAGAACAATAATGGCAATAGAGCATATAGATTTAATTGTTAAAGCAATTTTAGAAATAAATCCTAATGCAAAATATGCAATTAGAGGTAATGATATTCAAAATATTGAATGGTTGGAAAACACTACACCTATAGCAGCAGCAGACATAGAAGCTAAGATTGCTCAATATCCTAGTGCTGAAGAGCAAAATGCACAAAAAGAAACAGAAAAAGCATCTGGCAAACAAAAACTCAAAGATTTAGGATTAACCGACGCTGAGATAAAAGCACTGACAGGAGCGTAATAAATGCTCGGTTTCAATGCCATATCTGCTCTTCCAATATCGAGCACAGTATTTGATCCTAACGTTACAATTAACGTAACGGGAAGTCCTTTAACACTATCTATAGGAGCAGCATCAACACTAGCAGGAGCTCTTGTTAATGTAACAGGAAGTCCTTTAACAGCATCTACAGGAAGTGTAGTAATTAATGCTGCAGCTAATGTAACTGTTGCAGGAAGTGGTTTAACTCTTGCTGCAGGAAGTGTAGTAATTAATGCAGCTGCTAATGCGGTTGTAACTGGAAACCAATTGACGTTGAACACAGGAAGTGTTACATTGATCGGTAAAGCAAATGTAACGCCTGATGCAACACCTTTGACTATAACTGTTAAGGATGCAACGGCAATAACATGGAGTGAAATAGATCCAAATACTAATAGTGTTTGGGTAGAAATAGACCCGATTTAATATGGCATCAACATTTTCAACAAATTCAAAATTAGAGATTATCACAACTGGTGAAAAAGCTGGTCTTTGGGGTAATATAACAAATACCAATCTACAGATATTAGAGCAACTTGCTACAGGTTATCTATCTCTAAGTGTGGCCTCTGCCGATGTAACACTAGCCTTGGACAACGGAGCAACCTCTAACGGTAAAAACATATACTATAAATTAACAGGTACACTAGCTGCTAACAGAACTGTGACGATGCCTAGTGGTGCAGAAAGATATTTTATAATAGAAGATGCAACAACTAGGACCACAAGTAATTTTACATTAACAGTAAAAACAGCTTCGTCTTCTAATCCTGTAACAATTGCACCAGGATCTATTGTAAGTTTAATATCTGATGGAACAGATACAACAGAATCTATTTTACAAAAAGGATATTATACAGTCAACTCTTCATCTGTAACTGCATACACTGCAGTAAAAAACGATCAGATAATTGCAATAACAAATACTAACCCTATAACAATTACATTACCAGCTTCTGCTGCTACAGGGGACGAAGTAACAATTATAGATGGTGGTAACTTCTTTGCATCTAACAATCTTACAGTAAATAGAAATAGTCACAAAATAAATGCGGGAACTTCTAATTTAGTTTTAAATGTTAACGGTCAAGCAGTAACACTTCTCTATGTTAACGTAACTGTTGGCTGGGTATTGAAGTCAACTAACCAGTAGGAGCAAAAATTATGGCTCTCATTGATTTCAAATTTAAACCTGGAATCGACAAACAAGATACGACTGTCGGTGCAGAATCGCGTTGGGTGGATTCTGATAACGTTAGATTCAGATACGGCTTACCAGAAAAAGTTGGTGGCTGGTCTTCTTTAGTATCAGATACAATAGTTGGTGCAGTTAGAAAACAACATTCTTTTGTTGATTTAGATGGTAACAGATACGTTGCACTAGGTTCGGATAAATTCTTACTTATATATTTTGAAGGACAACTTCATGATGTTACACCAGTAAAAGCTACGATTAGTTCTGTTGTTATGTCTGCTCAAGATGCAACACAAGAAGTATCTTTAACATTTTCTTCAGCACATAATTTAGAATCAGGTGATATTATTTTATTAGATAGTGTAACAGTTCCAACTGGTATTGGTCTAACTGATGCTGCTTTTGAAGATAAATTATTTCAAGTAACAAGAGTAACATCATCTTTAATTGCTATCGTAACAGGATCACAGACCACAACCGGTGCAGCAGGTGGCGGATCTTGTAGTGTTATACCATATGAAAAAGTTGGTCCTGCAGCTCAGTCTTATGGATATGGTTTTGGTATTGGTAACTTTGGAGGCACAGTATCTGGAGTTGCAACAACAACTTTAAATGGTGCTTTAAATGCGGACACTGCTGGTACGGGAGGATCTGGTACAGCAATAACTTTAACATCTGTTACAGGCTTTCCAACAAGTGGTGGGACAATAGCAGTTGGTAATGAATTGATAACTTATACAGGAATAAGTTCTAACGATTTAACTGGTATCACCAGAGGTACAAATGGTACAGCAACGATTGGTACATCAAATGGACAAGCACACAGCAGTGGTGCAACAGTTACGAACGCTACAAACTTTTCTGGTTTTGGTAGTGCAGTAAACGCATCAACTGTAGTTTTAGAACCAGGTCTTTGGAGTTTAGATAACTTTGGACAAGTTCTTATAGCAACTATTGCAAACGGTAAAACATTTACTTGGAACGCTGGAGCTGCAACACCTTTATCAAACAGAGCATCAACTACAACATCTGGTTTTGAAACAGGAAACAATCCTACAGCATCAAGAGTTACATTAATATCACCAACAACAAGACACTTAATTCATCTTGGAACAGAGACAACTATCGGTGATACAACCACACAAGATGATATGTTTATTAGATTTTCTGATCAAGAAGGTATTAATACTTATGCACCGTCTGCTACAAATACAGCAGGAACACAAAGATTACAAGACGGCACTAAAATAGTAGGAGCTCTAAAAGCAAAAGAAGTTATCTTGATATGGACTGATAATGCTTTGTATACTATGAAATTTATAGGTTCTCCTTTTACATTTAGTTTTGAACAAGTTGGAACAAACTGTGGTTTGATAGGTAAAAACGCAGTTGTTGAAATAGATGGAGCTGCGTTTTGGTTAAGTCAAAAAGGTTTCTTTTTATTTGATGGTACAGTAAAATCTTTGCCTTGTACTGTAGAAGATTTTGTATTTAATAATTTTGATACTACAAAAGGACAACAAGTTTCAGCAGGATTGAATAACTTATTTACTGAAGTTACTTGGTATTATCCTTTTT